GTTGTTGTTCCCTTCCATTGGCATGGCGCTTTCTTGTCCCTTATTCGTCCTATGAGGACAAGGAATGCCGCCTCGTCATAAAATGCACACTCGTCCGACCATGCCCATCCTGCGTTTATTCCCCTGATATTGTCATAGTTTTCCATTGAGGAGCAGTAAACATCAACATTCCCAACCTTCAGTAGTCCTTGATTTGCCAAATATCTGTATTTTATTCCAAACTTGTCAAGGATTTCAAAAACCAGGGGAAGTGTTGACTTCCTTAATTGTGAATGTGTGTTTGCAGTAATAACTCCCTTTGATTTGGGGTAGGCCAAGATCATCGAAATGGCCCAGAAAGCCCCAACAAATGTCTTCCCGGAGCCGATCCCGCCGGAATAGACAGTGTAACGACTATCTGACTTATAAAAGGTTAGTTGATTTTTGTGAAGTCCTATCTCCAAGCATTTATCCTTTTTTTGTGAAGTCTTTTTCCCGAACTTCAATGATCTTTGGTAGTTCCGACCTTCCTTTATTGTCGGCATTACTCTTTTCTTTTTCGTCCAAACCAGAAACTTTAACCTTCGACATCAAAATGTCCAGCGCAGTTTTATATGATTTATGAGCAACTGACTTCTTGTATAAAATATCCATCTGGCACAGAACCTGGGCCTTTAGTTCTTCTAGGCTTGCCTCTCGGAGTCCAGCAACCTTCCTTGTTGTCTGAAAATAAATCTGTTCAGCCGTGTCGTGAGTCACACCAAAAGTCTTAGTCAGGTCATTTATGTTTTGATCCTTAGTAAGTCCTTCTCCTATATTTTCAAGACACTTTGTTTCACGAAGAAGCTCCTCTCTCTTGCTTATTCTGGCCATTAGACCTCCCAGGTCCTGTCATTTTAACCTACATTGTCAATAAAGTCAACAAAAATTGACTAAACAAGTTAATCAGTATATAATCACCATAGAGGTATTTATGAGAAAAATCAATAAAATCATAGTCCATTGCTCCGATAGTCCGGATTTTCGTGATATTGGTGTTGATGAAATTCGTCGATGGCATGTCGACGGCAATGGATGGTCTGATATCGGATACCACTTTGTCATAACGAGGTCGGCTCAAATACAAATAGGTCGTAGTGTCGACGTTGTCGGAGCGCATACGCGCGGACAAAACGCGGACTCTATTGGTGTTTGCTGGGTTGGAAGAGACAAGCCAACGGACGCGCAATATATGGCACTTGTTGGTCTCATCGTAAGCTTGCTTGAGAAATTTTCTCTTGACAAATCGAAAGTAATGGGACATTTCGAATATGACAATAAAAAGACTTGTCCAAATCTTGATATGGAAAAACTAAGAAGAGAGGTATCAGAAAAATGATAGGACTCAGAAAAACAATGGTCTGCTTTTTATATCTAATTTTGTCTATGGTCGCGCTCAAGATGGGCCTGGTTGAGGGATCCGATTGGCTCAAATACACGACAGCGATACTTGCTGCCTTTTTTGGCGCAAATATGTTTGATGGAGCAAAAAAATGAAAACATCAAGCGCGAAAGCCAAAGGGAGACGACTACAAAAAAACGTCCGTGACTCCCTTCTAAAGAATGCTCCGGACCTGGAACCCGACGACATAAGATCAACACCAATGGGTTCTTCCGGAGAAGACCTATTACTTAGCCCTCTTGCACGAAAAAAATACCCTATCTCCCCGGAGTGCAAAAATACCGAGAGGCTCAATATATGGGGAGCAATAAAACAAGCAATACATAATGCGGCATCATTTCGACCTGTTGTATTTTTCACAAAAAATAGGGAAAAGATATGGGTCGCGATGGAGCTCGACTACTACCTGGAGCTGACAAATGAAAAGAAAGATTAATTATATTATTTTCTTTTTTGTTATTTTTTTATCCACAAGCATTTACAACAACCTTAATAAAAGTAAACCAACTTTTAGCGAATCCAAAACGGACTCAACAACAGTAACCACAGAGGTTATATCAAAGCCCAACGGAGAAGTCATAAAAAGAAAAATAACAACAAGTTCAAAAAACACAACTAAGCAACGATACGACCAAAATAAGAAGCGATGGACTCTGAGCGTGAAGTCGAGTCTAAATACATCAACTCCAATTTATACAATTGAAGTTCAAAGAGATTTATTCCTTGGGTTCTCTGTTGGTATCTATGCTCGATCGGATAAGGAGCTAGGTGCATCACTGAGTATTTCTTTTTAGACTTGTCGTTAATTTCTCGGAGCTTCCCCCGACGCTCAACAGCATCAAGAATCCTAACAACAAGGTTCAACTGCCGCTTTGAAATATCAGGACCAAATGAAAGGATCTCGGTTTGGCCAAATCCACATGTTATCCTTGCCTCCATTGGTAGTACCTTTCCTTGTCCTGACATGTAACGAGTGTATTCAATAAAGTCAATTTGGTGGTACTCTATGTCTCTGTTCTTTAACCTTGATTGAATATAATAAACCCTTTTCCTTAGCTCCGCCAGCTCCTTCCTCCAGTTCTTGTTTCCTGTCGAGTATGCTATTATTACATGGACTTTGTTTGCTCTCGGAGCAACCAGTTTGCGGAACACAAAAAGGTCTGTGTCCAGTATCTCGGCCCCGTGGCCTGGAGTCACAAACATCATAAGCATCGCAATAAAGAATTTCATACTAACCTCGCTATGGTCTTGGTTTAGAATTAAGATGACTGACGGCCCGGTAGACAGTGCCAACGTACACTACCGGGCTATCAGTGCGGCCTTGAGCAATCAGAGGGGGGCAGAGAGCAACAAGGCGTACATGATGGCAACTGCAAGCAAAAGGCCAATCCAAACGCCTTTGTGGTGCGTCTGAGGGCGTTTGTGCGTCCAGCGTATGTACAGTTGACTGTCAGTGGATCAATTGTTGCCGGCAGTTGGCTGTATAGGGAAAATAAAGGTATCCTTATATAATAGCCGGCAATCCATAACGGATGTGTTGAGCTTTCGAAGAAAAGCTCACTCCGTTGTAAAGGTCTTAAAATACTATTATACTGACCATAAAAAATCTTGTCAAGTCCTTTAAGCAAAAAATTCAGTATTGGAATACGGAATATTCCTTTTTGCTTACCATGGTGCCAAAATGACACCTTTATACAAACTCCACCGGATCCACGGGTAAGTTCAAACATATTTTTCCACTTTGGGAAAATTGTAGAGCCGACGTCCCTCAATAAGACACTGATCAAACACGGTCACTGTCTAAAGGTTATACATAGGGAGAGAGAGTATTATGATTATACAAAACCAATCCAAGCCAAGTCTTTACGCAGACTTACAGATACTGTGCGCACAACAGCAACACAAAATGCCTTATCGCGTGAGCTAACAGTCAGCAATGCTCATTACAAACAAAGGTCTTTATTCAAATTTAAAGGGTTTATAAAGGTCACCTATGGGCATTCAAACGCACAGCTCTATGGCTGTGCAAGCATTAAGCAATCATGATCAAGGCTTTAAAGTATGCATTGAGCATACCATACTAATAACAAAATGTCCACTGATGCGGGGATCCCGGGTCTCAATTTGGTACTACATGAACAACAGCCTTATGTCTATCAATATGAGCGCCATGTTCATTAGCATGCACAGTGCAGCAGCCACCGCCACGACAACCTTAAGGGGTTCCGGTTCGACCAGATGGACCGAGAATAAAGACACAACAACAAATGCACTGCTTAGTAAATAATACAGAAGGGTTGCTTCCAGGTTCATTTTATACCTCACTTTCCCATGATAGATATGGTCGATAAACAAGGACTGTTTCTGGGCGCTCTCCGGTTATCTCACACAGCTTAATACAATCGGAGTATGTACGCTCTATTGCCATGTATTTGTATGGGTCGAAATAAAATAAGTCAATCGCGTCCCTCACGTACTCCTCCCGCGGTAATCTGCAATTGTTCTCATAGTATAGGTGCAGAGTTACTACTTCTGTGATGAGCTTAAATCGTTTGGTCATTGTTTTGCCTCCGAGTAAATCTTTTCCGCTGTGCATATCGACCAGCCCAAGAACACATCTCCACGCCTTGTTATTTTTCGACACTCCACAACGAAGTGAGAAATACCAAGCTTAACAAGCATGTTCTCGAACTCTTCAACATGGTGCATATCTTTGATTGGATCAAATAGAAGGTTCTTTTCGGCAGCAACGCCTCTTGTTGGATTTCCCCATTTGTCTATAATTGTTATAACCACTTTGCACTCTCCCGTTTAAATTTCTCTGTGTCAATTTTGTATTTCTTTATCTTTCTAAGCATTGAGGACTTGTTTATCCCGGAAGTTCTTATTGCCTTCGAGATGTTTCCGCCATTGAGTTGTAAAGCCCTTTCAATGAAACTAATATCAAATGCTCTTTTGTCTTCCTCATAGTTTCCGCTCCATATGTTCCGTTTCCCGCCATCCTTGGACAGTTCAGGAAGTGTTGTTTTATCCCACAATCCATCCATGGGAAGCTCCCTCTCTATGATAGAAAGAATCTCGGTTGCTATTGCTTCCGAGGTCCATCCGACAGTTGACCTTCTTGTGGAATGAATAAGATCCGTTATGTATTGAAATATCAACCATCGGCTTTTCATACGACAACTTTTAGTCCAATCATTCTGAACTGCACTTCGAGGTTTCGGATAGTCTCAAGCATTGATTCGGTGTCTGTTGCAACCTTTGTTATGTGAAGTCTTTTGCCTACATAAATGTCTATGTAGTATCCCTTTGTTCCTTTTGCGTGCTGTATTCTATAACTTACTTCTTTCATAACAACCTCCAATAAATAAAGAATACACCAGCAAACACCAAACATAAAGAATATTCGACAAAAATCCCAGGTTGAGACAACAAAAATAATTAAGTTGCTCTTACGAAATGTCGTGGTACCATTTGAACATGGAAGACAAAAAATGGTTTAATTTGTATATGAAAATGACTTGCGGAATGACAGAGCTGCTTTCAACAATGCACTCACTGCACTACATACTAAGCCAAGACCCTGTATCAAACAGGGAAGCAATTCAGATTGTTGAGAAAAACATAAAAAAGATTAAAACAACACTACAAAGGGAGTGTAAATGAAAAAAGATGATATTATAAAGGCAATTGATTCGGCTTGCTCTTTTGTTCCTGTTGAAGTGAAGGAGGTGAAAATTGACGGAGAAAAAAGCTGCGTTATACTGGCAAGGAGTCACCACAAACGGAACCTCGGCAATTGGGCAACCAAAAGTGGTATTTTAATAATACTAAATGAGGAGGAAAAAGATGTCTAGTATATATGAAAAACTAATGAAGGGGTTCTCGGATGAACTAGACAGAATAAAACAGCCAAAGAAGCACCCAGAACCAAGTGAAACCTCTTTGGAAGTTCAAAAAACAAACGACACCTTTGATCCTGAAGTTGCAAATGCAATGTCAGTCCTATATAACAAGGGACTGACGCTTGATCAAATACAGAAAATGATAAAGGAGTTTTGTCCTGTTTGTAGAGGAAAAAAAGAGCTTCGAACGATTTTCGACACAACAATCAAATGTTGGTGTTCATTAAAAAAGGAGAAAAAATGAAAAATCCAACAGAAAATGTTACAAAATATGAGGAGTTTCCCGGAGACCCGGTTTATGAGTTCTTGAAGGGAAAAAGAATGGAAGGATTTTTATTCTTAGGTGCCGTAATAACAAATCAGAACAAATCACGGCCTGGAATGCCATCGACAATAATAACCATCGGCTATAAACATGAAAAAACGAAGGTCGTTAGCAGCGCATCGTATAATTACAAAAAAATATTAAGAGGGATAAAAAAAGAGCTAAAGTTTCCTGATCAGGTCCCGATAAAAAGATATACAAACCGGGAGGGGTAAATGAAAGAATTAAGATTGATTGAAAATGAGACGTTAGATGAGAACACAAACGCCGAGATAAGACTAAATGGACTTGAGTTTAGAATAACAGAGGAACCAGACGGAAACTTTACGTGCCGAGTATATAGAGACGGAAGCCAGTTTGGGGCAGCAAACGGAGGCTTTTCCTATGAGCAGGTAAGCGCATGGCTGAGACTATTCATTGGTTATCATGATAGTTACAAAAGGGCGGAGTAATGGGACACGTTTACAGAGTATTTGAATATGGAATATTTGAAAAGTTTGAGTATGTGCTTGTTCTAAGCTTTTTTGTGACGATCGCGATTATCACGATGTCCTCGCTGGTTGAGCGAGTTGTTCGAAAAATACGTGAGAGGAGATCCAATGGCTAAGACTTATGTTTTTTATCACGACAACTGTAATGATGGGTTTGGAGCTGCATTGTGTGCGTGGAAGGCGCTTGGTGAATCGAACGCCAAATATATTCCAATACAGTACAATACAATGGAGGAAACAATTTGGCGGTATAACCTACACATGAGCAAACAAACGAAAGAAATTTATTTTCTTGACTTTTGTCCAAGTGAGAAAATGATAGCCCACCTCGCTTGTAAGCACAATGTGTACACAATAGACCACCACATAACTGCTCAGAGCACGATCAAGAATGCATCGGAAAGATGGAAGCAGACCTTCAGATATAAATTTGATACAAAGAAATCGGGGACAATGCTTACTTGGGAGTATTTTTTCCCGAGATCAATTGTGCCTCTGTTTGTCAAACTATTAGACGATTATGATCTGTACACATTTAAATACGGAAACGACACAAAAACCCTGTTCAACGCCCTTGAAATGGTACCAAAGGAATTTGTTGAATGGAATCGATATATGAGCATAGTTGAGCTAAATAGACTACTTAGTAGGTATGCAAGCATACAGGAATACATAAAAGTGAAGGCCGCCCAGGTAGCAGAAAACGCATTCTATGGAACCATCTCGGGCTATAAAGCAAAGTTTGTGTTTTGTCCGATTTATATTTCGGAGGTAGGAAATCTAATTGCAAATGCACTTGACGTTGACGTTGCTGTTGTAGTATCGTTAAATGAATTCAACAAAGCAAAGGTTTCGTTAAGGTCGGTTGGTAATATAGACGTTTCTTTAATCGCAAAAAAATTCGGTGGAGGAGGCCACAAAAACGCTGCCGGGTTTTATCTCAACGACTTATCTGTTTTATGGAGAGAGAGTGAAGACACTGAAAGAAATAAAAAACCTTATAAACGGAACAACAGAACCAAAAACAAAAAAGGACCAGCTCTTGATTGATGGATATGAAGAGGCAGCGAGAGACGTGCCGTTCTATCAATTGATTTTAAACCAAAAAGAACATTTGGATGACATGACGAAATATGAGATATTAAGTCTAATAACAGGCTATGCTTACGGACAAATTGAGTGTGAAAAATTGATAGAAGAAGGACCAGAGTTGAGTGAGTTTAACCATTGATACAACAACAAAATGAAGGAGAAAGAGAATGAAAAGTGAAAAATACAAGTACAAATACATAGGAAAAATTGTTGTCAGGGACGGCGAGAACAAGAAAGGAGAGAAGTATAAATACAGCATGCTTCAGCTTGGTGAAAGATATTTCGCAACGGGACAAAAAAAGGGCGAGGTAATCCCGCCGGTTACACTATCAAAAGACGAAAAAGCAAGACTTCTTGATATTATACTCGAAAAGGATTTATATTTATTTGATCCTCATGAAGAGGCACCAGAGTTTATAAAAAAATACATCGCAGTAAAGACCGAGGATGTTGAGGAACAACCGAAAAAGAAATCTCGAAACGACGACGACCTATAGTCCCGGAGGAAAAATGAAAAGACCAAGGATAATATTATGGGACATAGAAATTCTCCTAAATCTTCCTGAATTTATGAAGAAGGTCATGGAGACATACGATCGAGCAACAATGAAGGCAACAATGTCAACAACGATATGCTTTGGTTATATGGTTTTAGGAGAAAAAAGGGTACGTTGCATAAATGCGTGGGACTTTTACGATAGATGGAAAAGGGACGTTAATGATGACTATGACGTTGTTAAAGCCGCCGGGGAAATCTTGAGGGACGCCGATGGAATTGTCACACACTACGGATCAAAGTTCGACTTACCGTTTTTAAATAGCAGGCTTTTATACCATGGACTTCCTCTCGTTCCCCAAATCCCACACATAGACACTTGCCTTGTAGCAAGAAAAAGGCTTTATTTGCATAGAAACCGACTGAACACAATCGCCCAATTCTTAAGCCTTGAGGAGAAACTCGATAATGGTGGATGGCAGCTGTGGGTTGACGTCAGTAAACGAATAAAGTCTGCACAAAGAAAAATGGAGCGTTACTGCAAACAGGACGTTCTGGTTCTAAGAGACGTATTTTTAAAGCTAAGGCCTCTTGTTTCAAACATACCAAATTATAACCTGTTTACCAAGGACCCAGGAAACTCGTCATTATGTCCGTCTTGTGGTAGTGGAAACACAATAAGGGACGGCTTTGCTCTAACAAAAACGGCATTATATCAAAGGATTAGGTGCAAGGAGTGCGGCTCGGTTGGTAGAGTTGACGCTAAAGGCAAAAAACCGAGAAGTCTGTGATGACTGAAAGGAAAAATAATGAGTAAAATTAGTTACTCTGCATGGTCTAAGTTTATGTTATGTCCGTCAATGTATGACATTCACTACAACAAGGACCTTGAGCCAGAACAAACGACGTCCTCGCTAATGTTTGGCAGTGCCATTGATACAGCATTGAACGAGCTCTATAAATCAAACGCAAACCCGGTTGATGTATTTAAAGAAAACTTCAAATATGAACAAATGGAGAGTGTTGTCTTCCATAGAAAGGATTTGTCGAGGTCCATCTTTACTCAAAGCCAACTAGAGGATATAAACGGGAAAGATGATCAATATGTGTCTTGGGCTGCTCTCAGAGTTCGAGGAAGGGTGTTACTTGAGCATTATATGGAGACTGTGTTTCCAATGATAACAAAGGTCGTCGGTGTTCAAAAAGAACTCAACGGACGAAAGGGATTTACTGATTTAATTGCACACGTTAACAACAGCGATAAGCCAATCCTAATTGATCACAAATGCTCCTATTATGAGTATTCCCAAGAGGCGGCATCGACGGGCCCACAGCTTGCTTTATACGCAAACGAGGAAGGAATAGAGGACGTTGCATATTGTGTACTGTTAAAAGACATACGGACATCAAAAATGAAGAGGTGTATTAAGTGTGGGAATGAGACAAATTCAAGTCATAAGACGTGCAATAAAGAGACAGATGGGGGGCGATGTCACGGGAACTGGGAATTTGAAGTTGTGTACCATCCGGCGATTCAGTGGATCCAGGGGAGGCCGTCCGAACACATGAAAGAAACGATGATTGACTCAATAAGAGCCGCCGAGGAACTCATTGAGCTCTATAATAGCAAAAATAGAAACTACCCAAGAAATTATTCGACTTGTGACTTTGTATATGGTAGAAAATGTGAATACTATAATTTTTGTCATTATAAAAATGAAACAGGGCTAACCAAAAGGAGAAAAAAATGAGCGACTTTATGAAAAGGTTGTCGGCAGTACAGAAGGAGATTGGTGTACTAGAGAAAAGTAGCAGCAACCCGTTTTTCAAATCAAAGTACGCCGATATCACATCCATGCTGAAACGGGTGCAACCAATTCTTGAGAAATACGAAATGTTAATGTTGCAGCCATCAATTGTAAAGGACGGACAAACACACCAGGGGACCTGTATATACGACCTAAACTCCGATGATGAGGCGTCGTCGTGGTGCATAATGCCGAAGCTCGATGATCCCCAAAAGCAATTTGCTTGTTCGACATATTTTCGTCGACTCACTCTTCAGAACTTACTTGCTGTACCATCTGAGGATGACGACGGAAATTTTGCGGCTGGACGGGCACCAAGCAAAAAGGCGTCAACAAAAAAACAGCCGGATCGAGGAGATTTTTAAATATAGTTTATAGGAAAAAATAATCAAGACTGGAGAAAAGATGGCGTTTGTTACCACATCAAAACACAATTCAAGGAACTACAAGCAGGTTGAGGTTAGTTGCTTGTTGGACGTCGCGAAAATCGCAACAACAAAGCCACAACAAAACTGGTCTTGTGGTATATTTAAGGAGAACTACAGAAACCTTGACAACTTTCAAAAGGCGTACTTTATTGGCCTTGATGTTGACGAAGGAGCAACGATCGAGGAAGCAGTCTCTGTCTTTAACAAATACGCTCACTGCATTGTCACGTCCAAGAGTCACAACAAAGAGAAGAACGGAGTGGTTGCCGACCGATACAGAATCATACTAAAGCTTGAAGAACCGATAACCGACCATAAACACTTCTATGCAACATGGCAAAGGCTGTATGAAATTTTTCCTGTTATTGACACTGCGTGCAAGGACGCATCTAGGATGTGGTACACCGGAAACGAGATAGTTCACGTCCAAGAGGAAGGCTTGAGTGTTCCTGTCTGTAAAGAAGAACGAAATGAGGTCGAGCCAGAGGAATTGACCGAGGGCGACTATGGGAGTTTGTCGAAGCTAACAAACAACTTCCTTGAATTTGGCGCAGCGGAAGGAACGTGGAATAGAAGGCTATTTAAGGCCGCGAAAGATATGCAGGAGCAGGGCTATAGCAAAGAAGACGCAACAAAAAAACTCAGGAGAGCGGCTCTTAACTTCTCAGGGGACCTAGATAATCGGGACATGGAGACCATAAATTCGGCATTTAAAAATCAAGCAAAATTCACAAAAAGATCGGGTCACTTCGTTTGGGAAAGGGTTGACACACTCACCGACTCCGAGGACGTAGAATGGCTGATTGACGGAGTCTTAAGTCTTGGTGGGCTTGGGCTGATAGCAGGAAGGGCAGGGAAAGGAAAATCAACATTAACAAGACAGCTTGCGTATTGTGTGTGTACGGGGACCAAGTTCCTTGATAGACAGACAACAAAGGGTGCCGTGCTTCACATAACCCTTGAGGAAACCAGGCAGATTCTAAAGCAGGAGGCAACAGCTCAAGGTCTTCGTGATGTTGACAACTATTATATTCATTTAAAGCCAGTAAACCTTCTTGCGAGCCTTCCTGAATTGGAGCAAGCAATAGTAGACAAAGGCGCAAAACTGCTTATAATAGACTCTCTAATAAGAAGTTCCGGGGACCTTGATATCAACCAACAAAACGACGTTAACCGCTATTTTGCTCCTGTTCAGAATATGGCAGATCGAACCGACTGCTCTGTTTTAATTGTCCATCACCAAAACAAGAGCTCCCAGGGGCAGGACTCAATTGCTGGATCATATGCGATAAGTGCTGCTGGAGAGATGATGATGGTGTTCGAGGGGGAGGGCCGCCGTCGGTTCATTACAACAACAAAAACAAGAGGAGGAAAAAAATGGGAGAAATTTGCAATTGAGTACAACGACCAAAAGAGGTGGTACGAACCTTCTGACTACAAACAAAGCGAAGAGGACTACTAATGGAACGTATCTTATATGGAAAGAACAACATGGAGGGTGTTGTTTGTATTGAATGGAAAGATGGTGATCTTATAATCTTTACTGAAGGTCCTCTTGGCGTTGAAAAATATGTTGAAAAACACAAGCCATACACACTCTTTGATTCTGCGATAGATACCGAATGTCGTCCCCTTGAGGGACATCTCCCCCTTAAGTTCTACAAAAAATATGATTCAGAATGGAAACAAAATAAGGAATACCAAAAGGCCTCCTATAATGGATATTATGTATGGAAAGCAAACAACACAGTGGAAGGAGCAATGATTTCAAAGGGATATACGTTTTTTCTAGGAAGAAAACCAACGGACATTTCTATCCTTAGTTTTGATATTGAGACCGTCGGAATAAATCCGCTGGATGAAGACTCAAAAATTCTTTCCATTGCCTCAACATACAGAAAGGGAACAATAACAGAGAACCGGCTGTTCGCATATGACGAGTATCGAAACGAAGAAAACATGGTCCTAGATTTTGCTGACTATATAAGAAAGGTCGATCCAAGCATAATAACGGGATATAATATCCTGGGTTTTGATATTCCATTTATTGTGAAGAGACACAAAAAATTCAGAATCGGGAGAGACCGATCAAGTCTTCAGATCGAGGAAAAAACAAGAGAAAAAAGAAAGGACGCAAGCCAATCATATTCATTTAATGCTTGTCATGCGTTCGGAAGACAGATCATTGACGCCTTTCATTTGGTTATAGACTATGATCTTTCAAATTCAAGGCTCCTTCCTTCGTATAAATTGAAGGAGGTTATGGCGTTTCTTGGACTAGAAAAAAAGAACAGACAACACTATGACGCGTCCAAAATAAGAGAAACATATAAAAACGAGACCGAGTGGCAGAAAATAAAAGAATACAACAAGGATGACGGAGAGGACGCCCTTAAGCTACTAGACTATGTGTGGGAGCCTTATTTTTATTTTAGCAATTTTATACCAATGACATTTGAACGAATGACCCAGACAGCAACGGGAACAAAAGTAAATAACCTTATGCTAAGAGCATACTTACAAGACAGACACAGCATACCGGTTAGCGACAAAAAACAAAGCTATACAGGGGGGCTTGTTGCCGGAGACCCCGGACTTTTTAATGACGTTAATAAAGTCGACGTACAATCCATGTATCCAAGCATAATGATAATGAAGGATCTCTGCGTTCAAAACAAGGATCCAAAAAGAATTTTTCCAATGATAACAAAATCCTTCACTGAGTCAAGACTAAAGGACAAAAAAAGATACACAGAGACAGGTGACAAATACTACGACTCACAGCAGGCAGCAAAAAAGATATTTATAAACTCTCTTTATGGTTTTCTTGGTGCGCCCGGACTAAACTTCAATTCAATGAAAGCCGCCGACATGGTTACCGAAGAAGGAAGGGAGATCACAAAAAAGGGAATGGAGTGGGCCAAAGAGAAGGGCTGGCTTGTGATAAATGCCGACACAGATAGCTTTAGCTATTCAACAGGAAAGCATCTAAGCGTCAACGAGTTCAGTGATCATATAAAAGAACTTAATTCCTTATATCCAAACGAAATAAAATGGACAAACGACGGACAATATGAGACGATTCTGGTTCTAAAGAGAAAAAACTATGTTCTTGTTGACTATAATGGAAAGAGGGTAGACCGAGGGAATAGCATAAAAGCAACAATGAAGGAACCAGCACTAAAGAGTTTTATAAATGAGTTAATATGTGCGCTGATTTCTCGGAAAGACAAAGAATGTTTACTTAATATTTATTTTAAATATGCAAAAAGCATAACCGAAATAAATAGCGAAGAGTTGATACTTCCTTGGTGTTCAAAAATCACTGTATCAAAATCGGTGCTTGAAAGCAACGACACACGACCAAGACGGATACGAGAGGCACTTGCCGGAGGAAACTACAAAGAGGCCGATAAAGCCTTGATATTTTTCAAGAAAAAGGACGAGCTGTGCAGAAAAGAGAATTTTGATGGACTGTTCTCAGAGAAAAAGCTACTAGAAAAACTGTATGCAACGACGAAGGTTTTTCGAGAGGTTATTGACTATAAAATGTTCCCAAATTTGGCATTAAAAAAGAATTCAAGTATATTAGAAAGAATAAGGACAAACAATGAAGCTTAGAAAAGTAAAGGATCCGGACGCTTGTAAGGCGCTCCATAAGGTGATCCTTCCAAACGACGAGTGGCGACCAAGAAAGAACGAGCAATTTTGGTTAATGTATGACAGAGACAAAATGCCGGTTGGGTTTTGTTCTTGCTATGAAATACCAGGGGAACCCGGAGTTGCGTTTTTGTCCAGGAGCGGTCTTTTGGCGTGTGCCCGAGGACGCGCACTTCAGCAAAAAATGATAAAGGTCCGTCTTCGGTGGGCAAAGCAGAACGGAATAAGTATCGTTGTTACATACACGTCAACCGATAACGCGCCGTCGTTTTACAACTTACAGGCCTGTGGATTTCGGCTGTATATGCCAGCCTCACTGTGGGCCGGTAAAAATATGTTATATTGGGAGAAAAATATAAAATGAGACTACTAAACGCTTTATTTGAAAATGAACATTTCGCTGTCGATGAACAATCGGTACCCTACATAGTTCGGGATATAATAAACATGAATTGGTGGAATACGTGCGATTACCTTATCGGCTATGCTGAAAAACGTAGAATCACTAAAGAGGCAACTTATGAGCAAAAGTTGTCTGCCCTAATACTAATGGAGTATTACGGTTGGCGAATAGATGCCATCAGAAACCGTAAAAAGTTACAGGAAGAACTCCATTGGTATCTACACGGCAAAGTTAAAGTCCTCAGGCAACTGAGCGCCTGGTCACAGCGTCACCGTAGAAACGACTCTCAATCTTACCACAAGGACAGCGAACCAACCTGGCTTGATTGCACAAGTCGAGCAACTTATGCATGGAAGTACGTTGGCCAAAATGGTTACATGGATTTTGATGGGATCGTTCGTACGGTTGACGGCAGTAAGATTCGGCGCTTTATTAATAAAGACTCGGTCTACCCAGACAAGGAAAAAGCCCTTTCGCTTTTTGATGAGGGCACGAATATGGCTAAGAATGAAATCTTTAGACAAAGAACGAATCAGCGTACAGTAGAACAATGGTGCGAAGATTTAAACATAAAGGCTTTGCCAGAAAGACAATGGCTCTTTGATAAAATAAAGCACGTAAAGACTGACCCTTATAAATCCAATGAAAAGCGTCTATTAAAAGAGGGAGAGCTGACCGGAGTTAACGAAGAGCTGTATGGATTTTACACCAAGGCCTCTACAAGCAAAAAGTTGGGGATTGCGTGCCACGCCAGCCACGCCAGCCGCGCCAGCCATGCAAGCAACTCCAGCTATGCCAGCAGCGCCAGCAGCGTCAGCAATGCCAGCCGCGCCAGCTATGCCAGCAGCGTCAGCAATGCCAGCCGCGCCAGCCGCGCCTCAAACGGAAACTCGAACTGGCTCACGGTACCCGCTGCTCTAGGTCCGGTAGATGGACTTGAACATCCGCCTGTTTTTCAAAAGAACAAGTACGGAATTGCTGGCAATTGGAAAATAAACAAAGACTTGGTGGCTCAATGTAGTAACTGGTTTGACCCCTTCTGTGGATGGGGGACAAGTCCTCTATATGCAAAGGCTAATAACAAAAACTATCTTGGATTTGATTTAAATAAGAACACAATGGACGACTATCTCTTGCCCTATGTTCAAAGGGCCATAGATGATTGCGAAATCAATGACGCTAAAGTTGAGATTCGCCATCAGGACTCTTCGGTGTTTTTGTCAGAGTTGGTCAACACATTCGACCTATGCTACACGAGTCCGCCATATTTTCAATTCGAAGAGTATGGGTTTACAAGCGATGTTGTGTGGCAGTGTAAAACATATGCTGAATTCCATGAGAAGGTCACAATTCCTGTATTCAAAAATGTGTATGAGTATTTGATTGAAGGCGGCGTTCTAGCTCTTCAGACTGAGAAAGATAAAAAGAAGAAAGATGAGTGGATTAAGGTGATCACATCGACTGGATTTAAATTATTAGAAGACACTATTACAGGGCGTGAAGCGAATAAATACTCTCAATTTAGCAAACGCGACCAATCTTTGCTTGTTTTTGTTAAGGAGTCAGAAAATGTTAAGGGTGACTGATCTGCTTAAGATAGAGGATATCGAGATTGATGGGATTGATCACAGTGATTATCCAGACTACTGCGACGCGTTCATTGTATCAGGACGATACGAAGGGCGCGACCTAAGTGAAGATGAGCTTGATTTTATAAATAATAGTTGTCAGGACTTTGTTTATAAAGTAGTCTTGGAGAAGATATATTAATGAACCTGGAGGGGAGATGAAAAGACTTGATATGATTGTCAATAAAATATATGAAAATGGTTCACTCTTCGGGCCATACGACGAACCAGGGCATCCTCATTTTTTGTATTTTTTTAGAGGAAGCTCCGGCGACTATCCCTTTGTTAGCAAGGTCAGTATCAAGACCCGATCCAAAAATCCACGAAAGTTAACTCTCGAAAAGCTCTTCAAAAAAGAAATTAAAATGAGACTATTGGATCGAGGTTGGTATAAAAACGACCTTCGGCGTTATTTACAAACAATAAAGTACAGAGATGGTGGTAATGTATGAAATACGAACTAACAGATGATAAAATAGAATATGACGGAATAACACTATATAGAATTAAAGCCTTAATAGACATTCCAAGATACGGAGTTGAACAAGGTGATCTTGGTGGTTACATTCAATCAGAGAGTAACCTATCTCAGGACGGTGATGCTATGGTTTTAGGTAATGCTAAGGTTTATGGTAATGCTAAGGTTTCTGGTGATGCTATGGTTTATGGTAATGCTAAGGTTTCTGGTGATGCTAAGGTTTATGGTAATGCTAGGGTTTATAATATCGCTTGGGTTTATGGTAATGCTAGGGTTTATAATATCGCTAGGGTTTCTGGTGATGCTAAGGTTTATGGTAATGCTAGGGTTTATAATATCGCTTGGGTTTCTGGTAATGCTATGGTTTTTGGTGATGCTAGGGTTTCTGGTAATGCTATGGTTTTTGGTGATGCTAGGGTTTCTGGTGATGCTAAGGTTTATGGTAATGCTAGGGTTTCTGATAATGCTCGGGTTTATGGTGATGCTTGGGTTTATGATAACGCTTGGGTTTATGGTAAGGCTCAGGTTTATGATAATGCTAAGGTTTATGATAATGCTCGGGTTTATGGTGATGCTTGGGTTTATGGTGATGCTTGGGTTTCTGGTGATGCTTTGGTTTATGGTGATGCTTGGGTTTATGGTGATGCTTGGGTTTATGGTGATGCTTGGGTTTATGGTGATGCTTTGGTTTCTGGTTCTTCAAACATCAAAACAACTAAAGACTACGTCTCCATTTCCTTTCACAGGCACCCAATTACGGTAACTGCTGCAGCCATCAGCATAGGCTGTCACACTTGGGATTCTCTTAAAGATTTTGAGAAGAACTACAGGCAAATAGGAAATGAGAATCAATACTCTGAAGAAGAATGTGAGGATGTTTTTGAATACGTAAAACTTGCTATGAAGCAATTAAGTAGAGGGAAGTATTAAAACAAGAGACATTAATTATATCAATAACCGTTGTACTCAAGGGGGTCTTATGGGTAATCAATCTAACAAACGACTGAAGTCAAAGACGGGGGAAAGTTCAAAGAAACAAGATTAATCAACGACTACATACACAAGTCAGGACATTATCTTGAAAGGGTTGGAAAACTTCGCACAAAACATTGTAACATAAAAGACTTTCAAATTAATTTAGAGAAACTTCCTCATTATAATAACGGTTATATTCCGCCTGTAGGGACGCTATTGCAATCGCAAGCTGATTCAGGGTACAGGAATGATCCACAAAGGTTCTACCGTCTGCACTAAACATGACCACAACCAGGCCGTTTGTTGAGTCCTGGTTGTCTTCAATTTTCGTAATCATTTTTTCTATGTCACTTTTAATGTGTTTCATACCAATCCTTAATTAGACGTGATTAACCATATATATAATGACTCTTCCTGAACCGCCGTTGCCGCCATCGCCGGTTGTCGTTCCTCCTCCACCTCCGCCGCCTGTGTTGTTTCCGGCTGGGCCTCCATCACCTCCGCCGCCAACTCCTCCGGCCCCTCCGTTGCCATAGGGTCCTCCTCCGCCGCCGCCGCCGTTTCCCGCGCCAGGAGTGGCAATACCACCCGAATAGACGCCGTAGGGGTTGTTTGATCCGTTAAATCCGTCAGCGGTGCCTCCAGGCACCAAAGAAACATTTAAACCAAGATTTAAGTTTACACTATTAGGGCCACCACTCCCGCCATTTGCTCTGTAAATTAACCCACTACTTGATCCGCTGACAGTTGAATTCCCGCCGGGGAGTCCATAGCCGGCAGTCCCGCCGACGCCGCTGAGTCCTATTGAGACAGTTAGTGTTTCACCCGGAGAAACAACAAACATGCCCGAAACATACGTGGCTCCATACCCTCCTGGGAATGGTCCTCCGGCCCCGCCGGCGCCACCTCCGCCGCCTCCGCAGCCTTCAATGAAGACTTGAGTGACCCCCGTTGGAACAACAATTGCCCCATCGGACAGGAATTCGGTTCTACCAAAAATAGCCTTGTCTAAGAAATAAACCAATGATGCGGACATTATGATACCTCCCCATAAATTGAAACGTGGAATTCTCCTTGATCGACCTGGACCCCGGTTATAAGGAGTCGCAGAAGGTCCCCCTGGTTGAATGATTGTGATGGGACATCAACCCAGTTAACAGATCCACTAATAGATCCAACCGTGAGCCCACTGACTTGAACAGGAGTCAATAAAAGAGGCGACCAATTCACCCCCTCGTCTGTTGATTTTTCGAGCTCAATTTCAAGAACCCCGCTTGTCGACGCAGTCAGTAAGGACGCCTTAAATGCAACAATGGTTGCATTAACAGGGGCACGAAAAACCGGTGACCTTGTATTTATCTGTGCCTGACTGTATTGGTCAATTCGACCACCAAACTTAACGTCGAACACGTCTATTACGGACGTTTGTTTCAGTGCCTCAATGTCCACGTTAAACCCGTCCTGGTTATTCTTTATTTTTGTGAATATTTCTTCTTTAGTTGGCTTTCCAGCAGCAATTTCACTAACATTTAATGGGTCGTATGCCATTGTCTCTCCTTAACTTATCAAATGTGTATTACTTGTGTCATCGTCGTCATTAATAATTCCAGAATTGTCTGTTATATAACCATATTTAAGCTTTTCGTCCTCGGTTGCTGAGACAAAATCAGGCGCCGTGTTTGGCGTTATGATTGACGACCTGTTCCAAATGTTCCCCATGTCCGTCATGTCAAGTGTAATCCTTGATCCATCGACAGACTTTCCTATAACGATCATTGCCTTTTTCCTTGATGCCGAATCGCCGAATCTTTTATACATTCGTGCAAAGTTAACAACAACAACCTCCCCTATTTCAATCCCCTCAAATCTAAGGTCGGTTGTCACAACTAAATCAGTCCGACTTAAGCTATTATAATACGCTATTCTGTGTGTCATTATTTTGGCGTCATCTGTGTTATAGAGGTAAACGTCGCTCTCGTTCGTCTTGTTAGTTCCGATATACTTGTCAACAAAATCATTGAAGTATGTTTCAGTCTTGACTGAGCTCTCAAACGAGTACCTACCAACATCCCGGTGTCTGTAATTCACTACTACATTTCTCACGTTTTTCCTGTTCACCGTTCGGATCCTCCAGTCTATAACGTCTTCATCCTTTATGACGATTGGGTTCTCGTTGATCTGGACATTCAAAACTTTATATTTCACCTTAAGGTCGTTATCAAGTGTTATACTCGAATATGTTGATTTGGCAAGTAAATCAACAACTGTCTTTATTTTTGTCAGTCCTCTGCCTGGAGATAGCGGCACAGCAAGAGAGACCAGTGCGTTGTTGTCAACCTGTCCATCAACAAAGCTTTGGTTATTGACTTCGGTTATACCACTGAGTGTAATAAGGTCTCTAATCGCTTGTGCTGCTGTTTGGATCCACGTTCCCGTCGGTGTGTTGTCAACCGTTCTACCAAGGACGTTTGCACTAACAATTGTTGAGTCACTTATGTAGTTCGGGAGTTTCCCTTTTGAAGGGCCGACGTGTGTTGGGTCAGCAAACGGTGTTCGCAGTTCTATAAATGACTCCGAAAGTATTCGACCAATGACTGAGGTTTCTGAGAAATCCGGAAGAGCTGAAACGGTGAATGATGTGTTATTGACTATTGTGTCTACTGTTAATGAGAGTTCTCCAATAACGACGGTGTCTCCGATACCAAGTTCAGTTGTAAATAAGGTCCCAACCCCGGTTATTGTCGTTGAATTTTCGTTAACTGTTATTGTCCCGGTCAACGCGTAGCCTAGGCCAACACTTAAGACCTCATAGAATGTCGTATAAAGCAAATCACTTGGACGAATAAAATCCCTCGGATTTAAAATTTCACTTAGATTTTGTGTGCCTCCGTACTCAACCCTCCTTGATCCATTTGTATATTCAAGGTCGATCCCAAGTGACGTTGCTCGTGTGAAGTCGAACTCGGTTGACTGATCCAGTGTGACAGTCGTTTCGGTTGGTGTATTGTTTATTGTGTATGCGTTATCAGGGACGGCCTCAGACTGAACATATATCTTTTGGACTGGTTGCCTGATAACAGCCGATGATATTGCTGGAGCAACTATGAAGTTTTTTCTAAGAACAACGATGTTTCCCGGTGCGACATTTTTAACCTCTATTCTTTCGCTTGTTGCAAACTCAAGGAAGTCTCCGGCTGCTATTCCTGCGGTGCTTGACAGTTGAACCCGGTTGAACTGGATAATTGAAACAACCGTTGTTGTAAGTTTTGCCGTGGCGTGCCCGGCAACAAGGAACTCTCTGTTTTTTGTGCGCACAGGTACTTCCGGAGCTACTGAACAGGAAAGCCCCGTGAATGAGAATTCAGGAATATCGTCAAGTGTCAGTTGTGTGTCTGACTCTATTGTTGACACCTTAAATTCTTGTGTCCCTATTGTCAGTTTATCGTCTGGTGACAACTCTGAAATAAACAGGGTCCCGACACCTCTAAGTAGTCGATTCTTAACGTCTCCAGAAACGGTTCCCGTTATATTATATCCGTTTGCTATTTGATCGATTGACTGAAGCTTTAGTCCGTCAACTCTGCCATAGACCCATCTTTTTGTTGACCCTTTAACGGAGTCAGCGACATTGTCAGAGTCTGTATATACTTCCTGTGAAATTTCTCTTTCTAAGGAAAACAAATCATCACTAACACTAAAACTGATCCTTTTTCCGTCATAGCTTTTTTGGTTGATTGTTCCTCTGAATATCAATTTTGCTTCAGAGAACAACAGTCCTTCTCCCCAAGAGAACACCGAGACCTGCTTATTCTCAAAAATGATTGTATCAAAGATCTCATCAAATGAACTTTCGGTGTTATCTAGGACAAGATCTCCGCCGCCTATAAGCGACACAAGGTCCTGTTCGACCCCGATCTTGTGCTTATATCCCGGCGTGCTAACAATATAGCCGTCATAGTTGACATGTGATCCGGTGTCTTCTAGGTTCCACGAGGCCGTTGTTGTTTTGTTTCCAAAAAAGAATCTGTACGTTACAATCATTTCTTTTGTTGTTTGTGGATTGCCCGAGTCAGTTGTCCATACATATAGCACTGAAGTTTCTGAGTTATAGTACCAGCTCCCGGCATATAGCGAGCCCATACTTTGTACTTGACCTAATGCATTTTCGCCTTGAGCCAGACCGGTAACAAAGTACGGAACCGCCCTTTTATAGACTGATCCCGAATCAAGGGTCCATGTGTATAGCCTCTCAACACCACTAACCCATACAAGCAAGGTCTTTTCGGAAGCGTATTTTTCAATAAATCCGGTTCGGCTCATCGGTCCCCCTACTTTACTTTCCGGGCAAATACTTTGTAATAATCAAGCCTAACGCTGTTCGCCGCCGGGGATATGTCTGTACCATGTTTCAAGTAATATGTAGTCGGACTTGAGACGGTTATTTCAGACCTAAAGCTTGTTGGCATATTTTGTAATATCAGGTTGTTATATGGTGATACGCCGGTGTTGCTCCCGTACACTGTCGTCCCAACAGCATTCCCTGGTACAGTATGAATATGTGTGTACAAATCGCTAGCAGCTCCAGGAAGAGTTGCCGAACCTATTCTATGGACCGCTATCACATGAACGTCCCAAGTACCAGGAGGCAATTCAAAGGACGTTATATCAAGCCACACTCCCGCAACAAACGCTGGGTACGTAAATGGCTGTCCTTGTGCCTCAACCAAATCGGTCTCTGAACCAGAGTATAGCCTGGAGGCCGCCCCGTCTTCATATCTATCGGTGTCCCCAACAAGAACATCGGCACCATCGACCCGAGCAATAATAGCAGACCCTGGTGGTACCCCGTCTAGTGTTCCCACGTCAACACTAAGGTCGGGTCCAGGAGAGGAGTTATTTGGTGTTACATACGCAACTTCGTCTGTTGTACCAAAAATAATTGGAGATTCTGTTATTGGTATTCGATTATCAACATAGTCGAGGCCCGCAACCTCAAGAAAAAGCGGAGAAGTGAACCCTATAGCAATTAAATCATCGCTTTTAATTTGGTAAACCGCCTGCCTTCCTGCGGTTGTCGTCCAGGAGGTCCCGTCATTGGATCCCATGAGGTCTCCTCCGCCGAGATCAGATACGGTTTTCATCCAGCGAACGTCCCCGTCTCCGTCAATGTTATGTACTATTATTGCATAAGTTACTCCAGAATTCAGTAAGACCGGTGAGACAAGAGGCTTTTCGATCAATGTTCCATTTATTCCCGGTAAGGTTGTTATTGCAATTGGGCCTGTTGTTGCAATTGGGGCTCCTGACGGTTGACCCGCCGCCGTATTATATAACAACATCTCGTAGTCACCAGTTGTTGCCGTTGCATTCCGTAGGTCCATTGCTACTGTGTTTGCTGTGAATGTTTGGGATGGAGTAAATGTCCCTCCCTCCCATCGCATTGCCGGCGCTGGATCGGAAGTGTCGGAAACAAGCTGCTCGGTTATTATTTGTGTCATTGACATAGAAACAGTTCCGCCGCCAACAAGCTTTGGCGAACCTCCGGATCCTCCTCCTGATAATGACGAAAAGTCAGCGGCCTTCATGTTTCCAGAGTCCGAAGTGTCACTAAACAAGAAAAAGTCTCCAGATTCTGGCGTGCCAATCGTCTTGTTTGTTATGGTCGTTTTATCAACAGTAAGAACGGTGCTTCCGGTCACTTCGCCTGTGTGGGTTGCGTTATATTTGTTTGTCCCCTCGGGAATATCGTCAGTGTCTAATGTCACGGCTCCGGTGAATGAGTTAACCGACTGGACGGCATCTGAATTTATTGATTTTTGCCAAACAGATCCGTTGTATATAACCCAATCACCAGTTGCAAATGTTATGTTTCCGCTTCCTAGGTTTTGTGTTCCACCGGGGGATGCAACATAAATGTCCCCGTTGTCGCCTATGCCGTCAGCAAGTGTTGGCGTATTTGTTGACGCGTCCCAGGTTCCCTTATATTCCATCAACGATGATGGAAGTTGTGTAACCGGGACCTTTCCTCCCGAGTCAAGTGATGCATAGCCGTTTGCAATACCCTTGTTTGCTTTGTCCTCTTTATCCGTTTGAAGGTCACTAATGTCGGATGCGTTGTTCGAAATATTCGTCACATTGGTTGCAATGTCGGTCGTGTTTTGTTCTATCTCGGTTTGGTGTTCGGTAAAGGCTGCTTGGGCGTCAGTTGCTGTCAATCCTGGTATTGCATCAATTATGACTTCATCGCCGTCCAGATTTGAAATTGTGTTGTTACTTCCGTCAATTGCCTTATTTGTCACCGTCTGCGTCGAGCTTTCGTCAACAATACTTCCCCAGCTCGATCCGTTGTAGTACCTTATTAGGTTCAGTGTTGTGTTAAAATATATGTTTCCGGCAACCGGCGAACCGACGTTTGCTGCCTCAAATGCCGCGTCGTTTGCATACGTCACCAGGTCCGTTGTTGTAATGTTTCCTATTGTTGGAACGGTCCCGCTCTGTGCTCCGTCGAAAAAATTAATACGCTTGGCCATTTGCTCTCCTACACATTGTCATAAACAAAAAGTTCTAGTCCCGATGGTTCAACCGAATCGTTCGGTGCCTCCCCGTTAGAGACACCGACGCCATAGGTCTGATATGTCTTTTCTTCCCATCGGCGCGTAATCCCTATGTAGTTAGCATCATCGGTTGTGTGATTCTTCATAGAGTATTCAATAAAATATTCCTTCTCTGTTTGTCCCTCTGGTAGTCTTAGTGACAGTGACCTAAAATCAAATCGGACGAACCCGTGGGCATAGGCTTCACTAAAGGCCGCATTCACAACAGAATAATTTATAGAAGTTGTCGCAAGTAGTGTTGCACCATCATAGACCTCGCAGGTCAGGTCACCGTCAACAAGCGTTCCTTGTTTATATATCCACGCTCTAATATGTGCAATGTTTATATCTCTCAATATCTTGAAGGGTTGTCGAAAGACAACGTCTTCGTAAAGCTCATCGACAAGTAGCGTGCTCATATGACTTGCTCCAGTTTCAGTTGAGTTGAGTAATGCTGCCCGCCGCTTGCTCGCCAGCTTGGTACTTCTGTCAAGTACGAATAAATGCTCAACTTATACTCTCCTTCGTTCATTCCGTTTCCGTCTTCGTCTATTATAACCCATAAAGGGTTTGTTTTGCCAAGAAAAATAAACATATCATCTAAAGTTTCCTGTTCGGCCTTTGTTGCGTATTCTATTGAACCAACAAGCGTCTTTCTTAGGGGTAATTTGTCGATGAACTTTGTTCCGTAACGGTTCTCTGACACAACACTATTATCATCATATCCGTATCCAAATGAGCCAATTGATAGATTATTTGACTGCAGGTTTATCTTTGGGCCGATGTAAACCGAACCAACCTCAACATATGATCCCGTCCCGGTTAGGGTAAGTTCGACATATCGGTGGGAGACTTCGGCAATTATTGAATAGCCCATATTTTGCTCAGTTGATATTCCTATACTGTTTACTGGAGAGCCGCTGAAATCGAGAGTGACTGACGTCTTAAAGCTTGCTGACGTTATACCAAATTGACCGGTTGCATCTCCAGCAAGTGCAACGGCCTCTATGTCCCTTGTTTGCAAAAGATCAAATACAATAACAACGGCATTACCAACCGACCTAAACTTTTTAACTGTCTTTTCATTCTTCAAATTAGACAACGGAAACTGCGCGTTCTCTGTCCCAGTGTCCAGTGTTAGGTTCGAAGTTAACGCATAATTCTCAGACAAAAAGGTTATCCCGCTCATACAACTTCTCCAAGTTTGAGACCATTTGCAACCTGACGACTAACGGACCTTCCCACAACCTCACCATCCAGGTTTACTGTCGTGTTTACGACAATTTCTTGTCTGCTCCCGGAGGCCGCTCCGTTTGCCTGTTCAAAAAGTTGTGCCTGCTGTTGTCTATTTAGTATCATCTCACCGGAATTGACCCTCGCAACGACGTTGTCCCCACTAAATGAGTTTCCTGGGACAATGCCGCCATCTTCAAAGCTTATTCCTGCGATCCGGGCCGCCGTCGCTGCCTGAGCCGCCGCAGCGATACTGGCGAACGTGAACCCAACTGTAGGACCTCCAATCCTGGTCCCAAAGGCAAATGCCGATGAAATCGCCGCCTCTGTGTCTATCGCAACCTGTGTGATAGCCGCCGCCTTTCCTATCGCGTTTAGAGCTTTGTTACTTGATTGTTGTAATGTCGATGCGGTAGATAAAAAGCGTCGCTGGTCACTTAGAGCTTGTTCGTCGTGTTTCTTCTTGATTTTATTCTGTTCTTCAATTGCCTTTATCCTTGCCTCACCAAGCGCATTTAAAGCTTCGTTTGTCTTTCCTTCATTTTCAAGTCTTTTTGCTTGTGCTGCTACACGAGCGGCCTCCTGCTCCCCAAGGTTCTCAACTAAAAACGCAAACTCCTTACTTGCCTGGGCCTCCGCAAAAGCATCGGCTTCAGCAACCGCCTCGTCCCGAGCAATTTTGTCACTCTCACGGAGAAGGGTTAATATGTCTCTCTTTTTTGTTTCAACATCAATTTGTTTTTGGGCGGAATCCTCTGACTCTTCAGCAACACCCTTTAGTGCCGCCCTCTCGTCATTATATGTTTTAATTAAATTTCCTGTTGACTTACTAACAAACTCCTCAACCTTTTGTTGACTCTTTTCTATCTTGTTATTTGATTCAATTGCCTCAACACCAACCTCATCAAACGTGTCACGAAGTTCCTGAAGTGCCGCGTTTTGTTTTTCAAGGTTTTTTGTATTTATACCAAGAAACGCCTTTGTTGCAATTTCGGCTTCGTTTAAAGCTATTGCTGCGCCTATGGCGCCAGATGCTGTTGCATTGAATGCCGCACGAAGTGAATTTAAAACTTGTCTGGTATTTTGAAAAGAGTCGTTAACAAAAATAAGACTTTGAGAAACCGCGCGAAACGCTGCCGGAATGCTGTCGGCTATGTCAACAATAAATGCCCTAATCCCTTTGTCATTCTGTATGGACTCTATAAACGCAGTTAACGCACTGGCGCCGGCCTTAAATGCGGGAGCCAAATCAGAGCCTACGCTTGCTTGCAAAAGTGTTATACTGTCATCAAGCGTGCTCAGTCGTCCAGCAAGTGTCTTTGACTGTTTTTCCATTCCGCCGAAGGCAATTCCGCCCTCTTCGTTAAGTGACCTGAACGCATCCTCAAATATATCAAAACTTACAACTCCCTTTGTAACTAGGTCTCTTACCGCGCTCTCAGCAACCCCCAAACTTTTTGCCAGTGCTGGGCCTATCGGGATCGCTCGTTCTTGTAACTGAAGCAGTCTCTCCCCCGTTAGCTTTCCGGCAGCCCTAACTTGCCCAAAAATCAGAGCAACCTCACCAAGGTCTGAGTTCGACGCAGCCGCAACATCACCGAGATCCTGCATCCGATCCTTGACCTCTTCAACAGAAAAACCAAACGAAAGAAGTCGTGATGCCGCATCCGAAATGCCCTGTAATTGGAATGGTGTTCTTGCAGCAAAATCAGTTAAGTCCTTTACTAGATCGCCCGCCTTGGCTGCCGATCCCGTTAGAACTTCAAATTGTGTGTTTATTGTTTCGATACTTTTTATTGCCTCAACCGACCCTTTACCAAACCCGATAATACTTCTGGTTAACGCACCAACAGCATCAGAGGCAACATTAGCGGCAAAATTCTTTAAAAAGCTGCTTGTTGAGCTTAAGTTCACGTTTAAGTTTTTAACGCTCTTGTTTAGACCCTCAACTTCTCCCTTAAACTTGTTCGCTGACGCCGCTGCTGCTCCATCAACAAACTTAATTTTAATTTCGACGTTTGCCACTTCTCTTGCTCCGTTCCATTTCTTTTATGTGTTTTTCTTGACGCTCTAGGTCAAGCATCGCAAAAATGTTAAATATCTCTATAATTTTGTTCGGCTGGTCAACCAATGCTCCTTTATAAGGCAATATTCCTTTTTGAAATGCACTATATAGTTCAAAGTAATAACTAAATCTATGACAAACAAACCGGTCTGGATCATCAATAATTAGGTTAAGAGATCGCATCTTGTCCTTTCCCATCTGCTCCTTTAAGGCCTTCAATTGTTCGCCTGAATACCTCGAACCGTTTATCCTTGTGTCCACCCTGGGCCCATTTGCGGACCTGTTGTAGTGTGCAACAATCTCAACATATTCAATCAAAGAAACCTCGCTAATCATGTATGAATATCGGAATATGCACTCAAGCCATGTTGGTAGTGCCCAGAGCATTTCTACTTTTTTCCTGCTGACTCCTCCTTAAGTATTTCAACTCCATCAAGCTTTAGACCGCTCTCGGGGTCTTTAAACTCATCAGGTACGTTGCTTAAAAGGTTTAGTGCTGCCTTCGTCATTGTTGGCGACTCCGGCAAGTTTAGAATGTCGTCGAACTTGTCTTCATCATATTTAAAGCTCGACCCGTCGTGATACTCTAACCCCTGAACATCAACAAGCGCGGCACGGAGCGTATCATACGCCCCCTGCATTGCTCCCTTTACGCTACCAGACATCATGCTTGCCTGGATCTCTGATTTTTCTGCATAAGTTAACGGCCTGAAGAATACTGTAAGATCTCCGATCTTAAGTCTGATTCTATCGTTGGTTGAATAAACCTTTCTCACAATTAACCCCTTAGTTAAAGCTTATGTAAAGTTCCTCAGAAGTCCCATCCGATCCACGACCAGCAGTAAACGACAACTCCTCCTGTAATATTCCATCAGAGTCGGATTCAGAAAGCTCTGTGATTGTACATTTCGGGAGGTATATCCCAACAACGCCGCCGTACTCTCCGGCAACGCCAGTCGGTAACATTGCGAATGCAAATACACTAAACTCCTCGTTTGTGTTAAAACGATCGAACTGGCTGACACTGTCGTCTTGCTTATATGGGTTTAATGTGCCGGTTACTGTTCTTGATGTTGGTCTGCTTGATGTTCTTCCGTTTTCTGAACACGTACTTGATGTGTATCCGAGAACATTTTCAAGACTCATCCCGAGCTGGTTTACTGGGAGCTTTACCGAGTTTTGATATACACAAGCGCTCAAAATTATTGGGGGAAGCTGTCCGTCAAAGTCCGGGGTGTGGGGCTGGGCTTCAAGTACCTGTGCAAATGACATTCCCTCGAAAGCAAAATTCCAGCTGGCGAGCTGGCCCGTTGTAAAGTTTTCGAGCGAAAGTGTTGTCACCTTGCACCCGGAGGCCGATTCTCTTCTCGCTGCCTCGATATATTTTGAAATAGACAGGCTTGGATGACCCGATTCGGCAGTCACGTAGGTAGAGCACGACGCAATTGATTGACCATTTACAAAGGCACCAGACGCAGGGATAAGAACATCGACATACGCATCTCCCGGAGTGTTGCTTACTGCGGAAACCGGACTGGTGTGATAAGCGCCAGGAACCTTCACTGTTATCACGTCCCCGACGTTTACTTTATTTATATCAACGTCTAATATATACATTCTTGATGTTGTATGGGCCATTGCTGCGTCTGTGTTATCTATATCAAAGGAAGCAAAGCTCCGCGATCCACCCAAGGCCGATTTCATTAAGGAGTCGTATTCAGGTGCCTGACCTTCTGTCTCAGATGCACGCATTTCAACGGGAAGCGCGCCCGAAGCTGTTCTTAAGCCTGTTCTTGGTGTGCTTTTTCCGATACTTCCGGTGAATACGTTTCTTTCTAATAGTTCTTTTGCCGGAGTAAGTTCAGAGCCATCAACAAGCGACTGGACATAGTCTGTTGCTGATTGTGGTGCTTTATATACGTTTTCTGTGTCTTCAACAACAGCCGCCCAGACTGTTGTATTTTTAACTGCGTTTCCCATTTACTTCTCCTTATAATGATATTCGATACAAAACTAAAAATTCCATTCTCTGTATAACATTTTTTGACTCAAAGTCTATCTCTGGCGGTTGTATTAATAGTGTACTTACATTCATAACAACCAAAGGGAGTCCCGCTTTATTATTTATAAGATCCCTATAAATGTCAAGCAAAAACGCCCTCAATTGGTAACTAATATCTCTAAGTCTCACGTCATCTTCCTGGCTATGTAAATATCTCCCCGTCAGTATAACTTCAAATGTCTGACTTAGAGTATAAACCTTGTTCACACCAGAAACTTCATTTGCCTCAAGCGCTCTAACACCAAATCCGTTTATTATTTGATTCCAGTTGTTCTCTTCGACGTCTTCAACATATGCAAGCTCTTTATATTCTGGCGGCAGTACCAGAATAAGTCTATCTTTAATTGCGTTTGTTATATTCTCCATCTGTGTCATCGGTACAAGCTTCCGCTTTTATTTGTTTGTTGAACTTCCTCAACATCATCAATTCCGTCATCGTCGGTGTCTATGCTTAAGTATGCGGCCTCAAACGCGGCCTTATATTTTTCTGACCAGTGTCTATATTTTTCATACCAGTGGTCCTCCGTGTTGTCTGATATGTTATGAAAGGTCTTCGCAAGTGCAAGGTATGTTGCCGCTTCACGCAACTCAAATAGATCTATAAGATCCCATACATTTATTTTTTCCCACAGGTCTGCTGTGCTTGAGTTGTTTTTCTGATATCTCTTTCTGAGCTCCATTATAATTTCATCACGGGCTGAGACATGAGTCAGTAGATGGCTTGACTCCCCTTCCGGGTAAAAACTTGTCCCTGTTATCGGAGGGAAGTTTGCCTTCATTCGGCTGTCATCTGACATTATAAGGTTTATCCCACGAAATGTCATTGCCGATGTGTTTGCCGATAGGGAGATCCTGATATAAAATCTTTCCGATCCATCAATGCTGATTGAACTCATTTTTGTTTTGTCCCAAAAAACAAATCCACTTCTCGACAGTCCTTTTGTTTCGTCACTTAAATACGAAGACTCAACCCACGAACTTCCATCATAATACTCAACGAACATTTCGACAGGGACCGTGTTTGGGCTTTCTAGTGCAACAAAGACGGCACCAAACGGTTTGTGAAGTCCTGCGTATATATATTCCGACGATAACATCGTAAACGAGAAGTTATCTCGAATAAAGTCAGCAGCGTCAGACGAATAATCATCATAAACACCCGAGTAATGCTTTATTGTTAGGCTGTCTTTTCTGTCAATCATATAAAGACCTTCATAATTTTAAGTAGCTCTGTTCCGTAGTGTGCGGCAAGCGAACTAAGGACAACAACAAGAGTGATTGTTAGACGGAAAAGCTTTGTTTCAACCCTATCAAGTTTGTCCTCAAACTGATTCATTCTCTTTACAAGGCTCTGAAGCGTTGCTATTTTTAAGTCAAGTTCATGTAGCTTTTCTAAGCACTTATCTAGTTTATAGTCATTTTGGTCGTTCATATGTCATCCAATCATTACATATTTTCGCAGGAGACTTCATTGAAAGATCTTCGCCTGTTAGTGTGCTTATAAACTCAGTACAAAAATACCTATTTCTGTCCTGTAATCTGTTTCTTCTTGGTAGTTTATCACGAAAAACAATCAATCGCAAGTATCTGTAGGCGAAATAAAGTATGCCAACCCAGTCATACCCTCTCCCCCAAACAGTTAAAAGCCTGGACAGAACACTCCTAGAATCAATAAAAACCTCACTATACTGGATTTTGTATAGTTGCTCGTTTAGTTCGCGCCATCGCCAGTATGGGATAATCCGAACGCCGGTTGTCATTGTTGACTCAATGACCCAAATATTGTCAACAAGAACGGCGACGTGGCTCGGTCTCTTTTCTATGTCCAATCCCTCAAATTTAGCCGCCCATGATATCAGCCTTGATCCCATTTTTCGATTTCGGCTAAACAGATAGTCTATCCTCATGATTATACCTTCAGCTCGTGCAGACTATAATTAATTCCAATCGTCCTGGCTTCAGTCGCATAATAAATAACCCGAATTTTAAGACCAACAAATAGGTCAGCGTCGTACGGGCTTTCCCGCCGATAAAATCCATTGGGAAGATTAACACAATCTCCGAATTGATTTAATACTAAGTTTGGTGTACCACTAACTGTCCCTGTGTCAGTATCAAGTATTTGCAGAGTTACATACTCACCGACCATGGCATTATCAATCTCAATCCCACTAAACTTTACTTCCGTAAACGCAACCGTAAAGTCTAAGTTATTGGAACCAACAACCAAACCGAAGGTTTTCCCTGTACTCCTTGTAAATACCTTCTTACCATTTGCTAATGACTTAGAACAAAACGGAGAATTTGTTTGAATAAGGTTTCCGTTTGAATCTCTGTCTGGTATATACATAATTAATACTCCCTATTGAAGCCCGAAACGATTGCTCTAAGCTGTGAAGTCCCGGACGTCAAATTGTCTCTTATAGAAATTGTTATATAATCGTCGGCAGCAAATTCACCCTGCGGTCTAAGCTCCAGCGGCGATTTAAACTCTAAGACAGCCGTGAACTTATCACCTCCTGCCTGAATAAACACAGCAAAATTGTCTGGGTCTTCTGCGTGAAAATCCAGAAGGTCGTCCGTTGTTTTTATCGGTTCCCTTTCCGCCATGAAATCATTTGATTTAAATGTTATTTGAATCCCGTTTGTTAGTGAAGAACTTGATAAAAACTGCCCAAATTTTATTCCATTTGCTCGACCAGAAAAAACGACAGATGTGATAAATTTAACTTGGGTTTGATCTGCCGAAACCGTGAAATCAACGGGAGTCACACTTCCGTTAACTCTTAGTTCTGGAAAAACTTCTTGAAATCGACTTGTAACATCTCCTTCGGTTTGAACAACAGATCCCTGAATTCCTAGAATACCCTGTCGAGGATCAGATGGATCACGAGCAAGCGACGTTGCCTTTTGTCTTCGAATAAGGTTTCCAAACGCAGGAGTGACGGTAACTGTTCCTGTTGTTGTTACCATGAAATCTCCGGCGTTTGGTCTTTCGTAGTGTCCGCCTGGTTTCTTCGCCGTGATGTACACGCAACCGTTTCCTGAAACTTTCTGTGCTCTCCATAGATCAGAAAACGTCACGTCGGCATTCAGGTAAGCAGCAACATTAGTCGCAAGTGCGTCTTCATCATTTGCTGCATCTCCGGCAGTCAATGTGTACGTCACGTCAATTGCGGGATACAGCGCTTGGTCTGAGCCAGCCGCAATCTGAACTCTAATTGTGTCACCAGCAGTTCCAACTGTTCCATCGTCATCAATCTCTGAACCGATATAGAACCAGGAGTCGGCTATTGGGTCGAAGCCGCGCAGACTGTTAACTGTAACGTCGGCGAGTGCTGCGAGTTTTTTAATCCCGTCATCCAATATGACGTCAACCGCATACTCCTCGTCACCACCAACAATCCGCACCGTTTCTGATTGCTTTTTCTCGTCTATATCGGCCATTTTTATTACCGCTCAATGCCCGAAAGCGTTGAATATAAGTCCTGCGCCTGATTGTCCCGGTTTGTTATTGAAATCCGTACCTTTGCTCCTGTTACTTGCTTTAGTGTTCCAATGTCTAACGAAACATTCGGGTTTCCGGTTGAGTTGAACCCAACAAAAACCGTGTTATAGACTCCAGACGCCGCCGCAGTTTCCAACTTAAGCTCAACCTTTAATTTTCCACTTCCACTGACCCATGCGGATCGACCAAGGAACGTCTTCGCCGCAGTCACTGTATAGTCATGGTCAACAGAGGCATCTGACGCCACCGCTGCGCTTGTTTGGTAGTTAGCGATCTCATCACCCTCAGATTCAGCAAATGCGACCGGAAGTGGATTTGTTTGTGAATACGGTTCTCCGGCTTCGTCATGGAGAGATACATCAAGGCTTCTTGTATCACCAGCGACATTCTCAACCGACGTCAATCTCTCGGTTTGTTGTGAGTCGGCGGGCGATGCGTTTCTCACATGGGCAAGTATCCCTATGTTTGATGGGTCTGTGTTGTTTGATGCGTGATATTCCCCGTCCATTGATGCGTGACCAAGTTCTGACGTTCTAAGCGCTCTATCAAGTCCTCCGGGGTCGTTTCCATGAGCCTCTACATGGGAGTTTCCATCTGAATCAACCTCCTGTTGTATGTTTGGATCCGTTGCGTCTACAATCTTTACCTGGACTCTTTCGTCAACGTCTGCCTCTGTTCTTATTGGTAGTGAACTATCATAATCACTCATTTATTACTCCCTAATTCTAGCGTGTGTGTTTGTATCAATTCGTCTTGTTTCTTTACATGATCCTTCATTCTTTCAATATCAATATATAATTTTTCGATCTTAAATTCAAGTTCGGCCTTTGCTGCCTCAGCTCTCATGATGTTACTTTTCAATTCGAGTTCCCTTAGCTTGTCCATATTACTCCTCATAAACTTGTATTCTGGCCTCAAAGTCAGCAACAGTTGGCCTCTCATGAATCACCTTGACCTCTACCACGTCTCCCGGATCTATGGGGAATCCACGTACTCCGTCTTTATCAAAATCAAACCGCGTACTAAGTCCCCCACTAAAATACGTTCGCCTTTTTGCGTGCACAACGCCCGAGATCTCAACCGTATATGTCGCGATGTTCTCTCCGCCAACCTCAACCAGCTGCAAAAATGACTTCTTATTAATATTTGCTGTAATACTGGTAATTGTCCCTTTGGTTGAACTTGTGAGGGAGTTTATTTCTCCATACTCACTTTTTATCTCACCGTTCCCGCTTCCGCCTAGGAGAATTATCATTTCGTTAAGCTTTTCAATGGCCTCTAAATCGGCAACTCTTCTGTCGGTTTTTCCGTCAGAAGGATTCTCTCTATATGCAGCCTTATCCCTGGTCAGCCTTCCCTTTGGAAAATCACTCATTTATTTCTCCAAGGTTGGCTGTTTGTGCGGTTGTTTCAACAACTATAAATGCAATAAATCCTCTCTTGTCAGAGACTATATTTAAAATCTTAGCATTAAGTCCAGCAATCATACCGAAATATTTGTTAATCATCTCAGAAAGTTCAGTCTCGGTTTTTGCTCTCAATGAAACAATTTCGGTCATCGTCAACTTCCTGTAAAGGGTAGGATCTGGGATTAGGTTCCCAGATCCTGGTGAGCACTTATTAAGCTACTTCGTTACCGAACCAGATGAGGTCGGCATTTCTTATTGCAGCTCGACCATAAGAGATATCCAAAGAAACGAATTCTCGCTTTTTGGATGACTGTCTCTCTTCATCTCGCGACACTTGGCGCGATAAGGCCTTGACAACTGCATCTCGATGAAACGCAAGTGCTTGAGTTGCTGAAAGTCCATTGGACTCAATGATGGTGAACCCATGGAGGGTTGCGACAAACCCATTCACAACAGCGTCATTATTTCCAAATTTAGACGCATCTGAAATCCCGTCCTGGATCCGAAGTTCATGCAAAAGATTTGGCGACAAAGCAAGATATCTTCCGCTTTTTGGGATGTTTGCCTCTGTCATCTGTCGATTTAAAGAAGAGACTTGGTCAATACTCATTGTTGTAACACCGTCCAATTGAAACTTATTGGGGTTTGCTGTCGCGTCTGGTCTAGTTGTACCAACAGCAATCATGTATGCAATAATCTCATCCTCAATCTTATCAGCAAGGGCGGCGGGAGCATCAAAATAAAAGTCGGATTTTAGCTCAACAAGAGTTTCCGCGTCTTCTGTGTCATAGATATAGTCGTACACGGTTTTATGGATATCAAGTTTAAGAATATCATCTTTATATTCTGTTGTTGGATCGGCCAACTCGTTTCCATCCGATGGCGTATCCGACACCTGACGTCCAACATTTCTTGGAATTCTAACCGTTTTATGACCAGGCTTTACTCTGGTCGTTAAATCAGTAAGAAGGTTCCAAAAAACAACTTCCTTCTTTAGTGATTGCAGAACCATTGACGCAAGCAGCTGCTCGGTCTCAAGTTTTGCCTTTGAGGCTACATCTATTGACATTTTCTTTACTCCTTTGTTCGTTTAGTTCTATTTTTTGGTTAGAATTGGTTTTATTAACTCGTAAAAAGCCTCTCGGCTCGTCATTGCACTTTCCAAGTTTCGGTCCGGTTTCCCTGGACCAACACCAGGAGGGATGTCCCCTGGGTCGGGCCCTGAAGACTTAGGAATCAACTGGCTATGCTCCTCCCTAAACTTCTCCTCGACCATTTTTAATGATTCTACCGTAGGAAGACCCCTTTCGTCAAGCTCAATTTTTGAAATATCAGCAAAATCTAAATATTGGTCCTTTATTTTTCCGCCAAGTGCCTCTTTTAAGTGGCTCTTTTTTATTGAGTCCTTATAAAGTTGGTCGTTTTGTTGAAATCTTTTAGCAAGAGCCTCTTTCTCCTCCTTTTCCTTTTTCCAGAGCTTTTCGAACTCTTGGCGCTGTCTGAGTTCCTCCTCCTCATTTGCTTTCCGATCAGCTTCGAGTTGAGCAAGTCTCGCCTCAAGTTCTTTTCTTGCTTGTGCCTCTGAACTTGCCTTTGCTTGAAGCGAATTATAAGCATCAACTGGGACAAACTTAGACTCTTCCTTGTCTGTGCTTTCCTGTTCTTCTTGTTGCTCTTGTTGCTTTTTTGCCATTATCCTAATCTCCTTTTTAGTATCTTATCAACTTCTTTTTGAATTTCGTCCCGAAGAAAATTAAACTCAGCTTTAGATAGATTGAAAAATTCAAAGTCAGGGTTAATTTTAGCGAGCTCTATTGCAATCCTTTTTCCCTTTTGACCAAGTCTTAACGAAACCTCTCGTCCTGACGCAGCTATGTGTATTTGATTTAGTGTGCCGCCTGTTCGGTTTATGCCGGATTTCGGCGGCCTTGCGCCTGGTCCGGTTAGTTTCCCTGCTCGTTTCATGCGTTTTCTTCTTAGTATTGTCTTATCCTTAAGCTTTGGTAGTTTGTGAGCTGTCGGGTACCTGTCCCCTTCCGGCGGCTTTGCTCCCTTTCCAAGTCTTGTGCGAACTCTAATTCTCTTAATAAGAGCCTGACATATTTGTTTTAAAAATCTTGGAGAGTTTATGGTTTGGTTTAAATCGACCATAAAGCCACGTAAATCATTAAGATCTGCCAAACAACCTCCTTGCTATACTTTCAGCAAAGCTCTGGGAAACCGCGTTTGCCTGTGTTCTTACTGAACCGGCTCCAATCCTTGTTAGTTTTTCTAATTCTTCTTGTGATAGATCCAAAAACCGATATCCCTTCTCTTCATTAAACCATGCTTTGTCTGATTCGTCGCCGGATGATTCAAACCCGACCCGAATCCTGCCCCTTAAGCTTATATCAAGGACCTCAAGGCTGTCAAGCATATCTCCAGTTAGTCGTAGGTTTATCGGGCTTGCTCCTTTCCCTGCGATTTCAAATTCATTTGAATTTCTATAACTGTCAGAATATGTCCTTTGGTTTGTTCTGTTACCCAAATATTTTGATGTCTGTTGAAACGGTTGATTGTCAATTCCGTTTCCCTTGGACGTCCTCTCTTTAATGTACTTAATAATTTCTTTCCCGATGTTTTCTCGTTGTTCGGTAGTATATCTTTGATCAACAAAAAAGTCAACGGTTTTTTGTTGACGTTCAGCCATCGGATCGCCCTCTTATATTATTCTCTGGTCTTGCGTTTGCTCCTGCCTCGTTTCCTTCTTGAAAAGTGCCGTCCGGTCTTTTTTCTGGTCTTAACCCAGGAAGTCCCGCAAGCCTCAATTCAACACTTTCAAGTATCTCTTTGTCAGCCTCAGCAAGTTGTGCTGTAATTTGCTCCTCGGTCAACTCAGGCTTTAGTTCTCTTAGTATTTGTCGTCTCGATGAGAGCTTGAGGTTCATCCATTTTTCTCCCTCATCAAGTCGCTGGCTAACGCTCTGAAGTGCTTTAGTTTCTGGGTAGGATATCCTAAATGAATTTACAAACCCAGGAGTAAATGTCTTTTTTATTGTTGATTTGTTTGTTCTGACCCAGTCTTCCTGAAGGATTGAGACAAGTCTCCAAAAATCTTTTTCAATTCCTTTATATATTCCAATCTGCTCAAGTCGGATGTCGCTTACATCGGCGTCATCAATTGCCTTAGATACCGCACTTACTGGATTACTTCCACCAGTATCAACGCTTGTTTTTATCCCAATTGACTCAAAGTAGCTCTGCACCTGCGAGCTTATGGAACTCAATTGATTTGGGATATCGACCGACGGGGTGATAACACCGATCTCTGGGTCGGATCCGTTTGCTGAATCACCAAGGTCCATAAATGCATCGGCGTTAACATCAATCTTCGCCATATTGATGTTTTTTCCCCACATTATTGAGTGAGATAGGTATTTTGAAGCAAAATTTATATCAGCAAAAAGTTTCGGGATAAGTATGGCCATGTCCATACCCTCTTCGTTCCTAAAAGGGACGAGCATATCCTCCGTTGTTTTTCCATAAATGGCCGGAATAATTCCAAATCTATTTTCTGCGGAAAATCCCATGCTGCTCATTATGTCTGTTCTTATTCTTTTGGCCGTATCAATAATCAAAAATTCAGTATCTGAAACAAGCGACAACACGTCATGGTCCTGACCATCTTTATCTGTCTCTGTTGTTATATATTTAACATAAACTGTCATTGTGTTTGGATATAAGATATTGTCCGCATACGGCATAAACTGGTGCGCCGGAAGAACCCTGCAACGATGTGTGCCTGAGTCATCAATATACGGCTCAATAGAAAATCGAAAGGTTGAATTAAGGAATCTATTTGAAGCCATCATCACCTTATCAAGCTCCATGTTGTCCGCGATTGCTTCCATTAGGTCCTTGTCCGATTGTTTGTTTGTTGTTCTTACTGGCGGCCTTATATATACCTTGCTTGTTTTATCAACAACCCTTTTGTGAATATTTATTGATGGGATTCTCTTGATCGTTTGATGATATGACCGCGATGAAATCATCTCATCTCTTAAAGAATCTCTCACATGCTTCAACAGGCTGTTGTTCAGAATCTCATATAAATGCCAATCAAGCTCCCTGTTTTTCCTGTCATTATTCCAAGTTGACACAATATTTGGAACAAGCTCTATTAATGGTCGTGTTGTTTTCATATTCATCCTTATAGGTAGTGTACCGACACTTCTCGCCTCGGTTTGCTCATTGGAAGCAAATGCCAACAAACGTAACCAAGGGAGTCTACTAGATGTCCAAGCATATCATCTTTAGACTCATGTGTCAATGTCTCTAAATCATTCATTAAATTGGGGCACTTCTCTGGGTCTACAAATAATCTTTGTTGGTGAAACAATCGATTTAAATTGTTTACTCTGTCTTTCACCGGTGGGTTTTTAAAGTTTACAACATCAAACCGAGCCGCCCTCAGTATTTGATGATCGGTTTCAGCTGCTGCTGTTTTCCTTCGATTCCCGGTCTCGTCGGGGACAATCTTGATCCTCCACTCTGGATAGATCCGAGCGATCTCCTTTGCGGCTTTAAATGTGTTGGAGTGCTTTAGATATAGTTCATTTGTTGTAAACAGCGAATTACTGGATTCATAAACAAATGTTCCGCACAAAGGGTTTACGTTAAAGTCTAGTCCCATCCAGATTTGTTTGTCGTGGTCATTTGTTTTCGCACAATTGAAGTGTCGATTAAACGCATGACAAACAAGTCCATCTGTTGAATTTATAAATTTTCCTTCCAGTTCTTGCTGGGCAAGTTTTGGGTCATAGTTAGCATATAGGTCATCAATATAGTTGCTGCCGAGATTTTCCGCATTATCACTTGATGAACCAAAAACAATCACCGAACTATTCATCGGCTCTTTAACAAATCTCCTGTAAACCCAATTAAATCCATTTGGTGTTGTTGTTCCCTTCCATTGGCATGGCGCTTTCTTGTCCCTTATTCGTCCTATGAGGACAAGGAATGCCGCCTCGTCATAAAATGCACACTCGTCCGACCATGCCCATCCTGCGTTTATT